AGGAGAGAGAAGGTGGATCATTACACCAACATACAGGCAAGGCAAATCAACAACATGGAAGCTAATGCGACAAGTGTTTAGAGATTACAAGTGCCAGATCAATGAATCTGAATTAGCTGTTAAGTTACCGAATGATGCAGAGGTAGCTATTAAAGGAGCAGAACAAGAGAATAACCTTCGTGGTGCTGGTCTTGATATGGTAGTAATGGAAGAATATTCATATATAAAACCTCATGTATGGGATGAAATAATATATCCTATGTTAACTACAACAGATGGAGATGCTTTCTTTATTGGTACACCTAATGGATACGATCATTTATATGATGCTTATCTTAGAGGTCAAGGTAAAGATAAGGATTGGAAGTCATGGCAATATACTACTGTAGATGGTGGATATGTACCAGAAGAAGAGATTAAGAAAGCTAAATCAATGATGGATGAAAGAGCTTTTAAGACAGAGTTTTTAGCATCATTTGAAACCACAGGGAATAGAGCAGCTTACAACTTTGATCGTAATACTCATGTAAGGAAAGCAAGTCAATTATCTAGAAACTTATTCTGGGGGATTGATTTTAACGTTGATTATATGAGTGCGGTTCTTGGCTGTGAATATACAGATGGAACAATACATTATTTTGATGAGATAAGGCAAACAAACAGTAATACTGAAGAGATGGCTAAAGAGATGAGAAAGATAGCACCGAATGTTTCTGCTTACCCGGATGCAGCTGGATCAGCCAGATCAACAACTAGCAACCGCTCGGATCACATGATTCTAAAAGAGTTTTCTTTTCATGTTGTATCAAAGAAAGCAAATCCTCCAATCATAGATAGATTAAATGCTTTGAATCGTATGTTGAAAGATGCCAATGGTAGAATCAGAATGACAGTTGATCCGAAGTGTACATATTTGATAAAAGATTTAGAACAAGTACAAAGATCAAGAGATGGAAAGATTGATAAGAGTGATATAGCTCTTACTCATATGCTTGATGCTTGTTCCTATTACATTAGTTACAGACATCCAATAATTAGCAGAAAGCCTGTTAGTGTGGAATGGTAGAGTTTATATGCGGTGTCTTGTTGGGAGCGTTGGGAGCGATATTTTCACTTCATGTATATGGAGTAAGGTTACAGGATAAACAGATGAAGAAAAATCGTGAGTTATTATGGTATTTATCGAGCCTTAAAGATAAGGTGGTAAACTGATGCAGTATTATGATATGATAACAATTCCAGATATGGGAAGTAAAGCAGTATTTGAAAGCATTAAGAATGCGGAAGATATTGTATTAAGAGAAGATTATAAACGTAGACAAATGGGATTAGATTTCTACTACAACAGGGATATTGAGGAATATGTAAAGGATTACTTTCCCGGTACTTCATTAAGTCAGATACCTCCATTACCATTAGGTAAAATTGTTTCTCGCTTTGCTAGGGCTAGAATGATGTTATACAAAGCACCAGCAAAAAGATTTGTAGGTGGTGAACTAGCAGAAGAATATCTATCTTATACACATCATCTTAATTCATCATCTAGGATAGCATCAGAGTTAGCGTGGTTATTAGGTACGATACATATCAAATCAGTTTGGAATGATAGAAAGCAAAAGATCGAATATCATATACTCCCTAATGTTAGAGAATATTATTATGAAGGTGAGCTAGAGCCTTATGGTTATTCGTATGAGCGTGGTAAGAATGCTAGAGGTGATAGGGAGTTTGTGTTCTGGTCAGAAGCTAGAGATGGTGAACCGGGAATGCACTTTCTATATGATATTAATGGTCGTATCTATCCATTACCGGGGAATCCAGAAATGTTAAATCCCTATGAACTCAACCCTATCTCAAGGATTATGTTTCCTTATGATGCTATGGATGTTACGATGGCATCCCTTCATTCTTCTATTGCATTTACTGAAGTAATGTTAGCTACTCGTTATCAAATGGGTTCTCCTGTTATTACAGGGATAGATCAAGAAGTTCCCAATCTAAAATGGGGAGTAGATCGTTTAATCTCTCTTCCAGAAGGAAGTTCTATGTCCTTTGTTGCACCTCCTTCCAATATTAATCAGATGATCGCTGGAGTAAAAGAATTATTAAATGTAACAGGACAAAATCATGCCTTATCAATACGATGGGGAGAGCAAGGTCAGATTCCAAGTGGTCAAGCATTGAAGATTCTTAACATGGAAAATTTAGAAAGTAGAGAATCAGATATTCCGATGTTTCAAGACTTTGAAGAAGAAAGATATGCCATTGATCGGAGATTAATCGAGGTACATACAGGAAGAGTATTGGATGAATCATTTGCAGTTGATTTCTCTGAATCAGATTACCCAGAAGAATGGAATACAGAGAAAGATAAACTCCAATTCATGATGGATAATGGCCTTATGGATAAGAAAGAATTATATAGACATTTCAATAAAGATATAACTGATGAAGAGATAGAGATGAGATTGCAAGAGCTAGAACCAGAGGCGGAAGAAGAACCAACACCTCAATCACCATTATTAGAAGCATTACGTGGATAAAGAAAGAATAGCAGAACAATTCGCACAGGCTTTACAAAAAGCTCAAACTCAAATGGTTGAGGATATTCTAGACCTACAAAGAACTTTAACTAGATCAGAGTTTATATCGTTGATTAGTACCCTAGATGTTGATGAGTATATTTTTAATAAGATTGGATTACAGAAGGATTTAGATAAGTATATATCATCCTATCAAGCTGTATTAAGTGGCATGGAGTTCACAGGAGCAGTAACAGAAGAAACATTGTTGGCATTGGTTCGATTGGATGAAGCAACCTTTAGAAAGCAGATTAGTTCAATGGGTGAGCAAGTAATAGATGAGGCTGTAAAAGGCATCATAGGAGGCAAAACTGAAAGGGAGATAGCTCAAAGTATGCTTGGTAATGTTTTGAGGCCAGATCAAGCGGAAACTCTTGCTAATACAGCATTAAATACTTTTGAAAGAAATGTAACTGCTGAAATGGCTGTAAATGATCCTCCTAATGCTACCTATGTTTATCAAGGCCCGATAGATCAAAAGACCAGAGATATATGTTTAAAGATGATGTCATCTGGAAGCCTAACAAAAGATCAGATTGATTCACAGTATCCGGGAGCATTTGTTGATGGAGGTGGATTTAATTGTAGGCATAGATGGGCAAAAGAAACATCTGTATCTAGGAAACTTACTGATCCAAAAGAAGCAGAACAATTTATTGAAGATAAAGGTGGATTCAAAAGAACACCATTAACACCTCAACAACAGTTGGAACAACGTGGCTAAGACATTAAGAGATATACCAACATTTACCAAGCAATTCTGGAAAGGAGTTGGTGATGAAGTAGCAGACCGAATAAGGGTGCATACTACCAAAGGCGGTAAAGATGTCGAAGGAAAAAAGTTTAAGCCATATAAGACTCATGAACCTTTTTGGTTTACAAAAACAGTAAAAGGCAAAAAGATTAAAGTGTATGCAGAAGATTATAAAACAAGAAAATCAAGAGGTGCATTTAAAAGACAATCATCTACCTCAACAAAGGTTGATTTACAATTAACCGGGGATATGATGAGAAACTTGCAGACTAGAGGATTCACAAAAGATAGTGTTATAGTTGGATGGTCGGGAACAAATGCACAAAAGATTCAATGGAATGCAGATATGGGAAGAGTAGTTACAAAGCCTTCTATGCCTGTAACCAAAAAAATACAAAGATTTATTTTAAAGGAAGTTGATCGGTTTATTGAAAAGAATGCTGAAGAAGCAACTAAAAAGCCAATCAATTTCAAAATCGGTAAATAAAAGAAAGGACTCAAGATAATGAGCGAGAATACAGTACAAGATAACGTACAAGAGTTGGTAACTGAAAACCAGAATGAATCAGTATCTAGCAATCAAGATAATGATTTACTGCGAGAAGTAATGCAGAAGAAAGAACGATTGCAAAAAGCAGAATCTCGTGTTGCAGAGCTAGAGAAGAAATTGGAAGAAGATCGTCAAGCACAGTTAGCTGAAAATGATGAATGGAAAATGTTGTATGAAGAAAGCAAGGCTAAACTTGATAAGATCACTCCAGAACTTGAATCATATAAAGCTCGTGAAAATACAGAGATTGATAAGATGCTTTTAGACTTCCCCGAAGAAGATAGGGAAGCGTTTAAAGGTATGAGCTATAGTCAGATGAAAGTAGTTCATAATAAATTAATAAATAAACCAAAAAATGTTCCGAGTGTTGACAGCTCAACTTCTTCTGGTTATCAAGGATATAACTCTTTGACAGAAGCAGCTAGAGATGTGGCAAAAGGTAAATTGGATAAGGGTAGCTATGCAAAAATCAAAGAAGCGTTTGCATCTAGATTCAATTAATCATAATCCAACTACAGGTATGGATACCGGGAGCGTAGCATCTGCTATATCAAAAGATGGTGAACATATCTACGTTTCTAATGGTGAAAAGATACCTTATGAAGATGGATTTAGAATTTGTGTTGGTCAAGAGAAAGTACCTTTGTGTAAAGACTTGAGAAGCACATTCAGCCATATCCCTCAAGATCGTTGGGATGCGATATTTGGTAAAAAAGGAGAATAGAAATGGCAGCTGGAGATAGCGGAGATTT